CATCTAAGAAAGATAAATCATCTAAGAAAGATAAGAAAAAGAAGGATAAAAAGAAGAAGGATGATTCAGATTCTTCAGAACCAGTAGATACAACACCCAAAGATACAACACCCAAAGATACAACACCCAAAGATACTTCAGATAAATCATCTAATAGTGATTCAAGTAAAACAGAAAAAGAAGAGAAGAGACAAGCAGAAAAAGAAGCAAAAGAAGCAAGAAAAGAAGAAAAAAGAAAAAAACATGAAGAAGAAAAACAACGTCGTGCAGAAGAAAGAAAAGAACACGAAGAAGCCAAAAAAGCTGCTAAGGAAGAAGCAGAAAAAGCAAAAAAAGAAGCTGCTGATGCCAAGAAAGAAGCTGAAGAAGAAAAGAAAGCAGCAGCTGCAGAAGCTGCTGCTGTCAAGAAAGAAGCTGAAGAAGCAAGAAAAGCAACCGCTGCAGAAGCTGCTGCTGCCAAGAAAGAAGCTGAAGAAGCAAGAAAAGCAACCGCTGCAGAAGCTGCTGCTGCCAAGAAAGAAGCAGAAGAAGCTAAGAAAACAGCTGCTGCAGAAGCAGACGCAATAAAGAAAGCCGCTGCTGAAGAAGCGTCTGCTGCTAAGAAAGCCGCTGCTGAAGAAGCGTCTGCTGCTAAGAAAGCCGCTGCTGAAGAAGCTTCTCTTGCCAAGAAAACAGTAGCAGATGAAAATGTTCAACCAAAAATAACAAATTCAATTCCTGAACCAGCACCAACATTAATATCAGTACCAAAAAATAATGTAGATAATGAAATTAATAAAACAAAAGCAAAACTTGCAGAACTTAATACAACAATAAATCCATCATCTACATCTGATTCATCATCTAATTTAACACCTATTTCTACAACAGAATCATCAACACAAATGGATACTTCTGATGCTATTAGACAAAATGTAAGTAAAACTCCACCTCCACCAAAAAAAATGACATTAGAACCTTCTGGTTTCATGGATTATTTTACAAAAGTTAATTATTTTAACAAGTAGTTTCAATATAAAAAATAAAATTATTTTTTATATGCATTTACTTTATAGCTCTCTTACTTCTTGGAGCAATCTTTGTTTTTATATTTATTTTTGTAGCAGGCATCTTTTCTGAATCAACAGTCGCACTCATTAATATTCTTTTATCACTACTTTTTTCTTCTGTAACTGAGCTTGTTTCATCATTTTTGGGTAAGTTTAATTTAAGCTTACTCAAGATAGAATTAATGTTTGATTTTACAGGAGCTTTTGTAGGAATTGAATTACCACTTGCTGATCCAACATTTGCTGATTTATTAAAATTTGGTCCTGTAAATGATCCTCCTATCTTATTCTTTAATGTACTATTTTCATTTTGTTGTTGTTCAATTATTCTTTGTTGATTATCAACCATTCTTTCCATCTCTTTTTTTTGATTTGCCATTTGTTGTTCAACCTGTTGTTTCTCAAATAACATCTTTTGATACATCGCATTTTGTTCGATTACATCTTTTTGTTGATTACTTGGTGCAATCTCATTAATCTTTGCCTTTGCAATGTTTGCTACATTCGCCTTTATTTTATCATAAAGTTCTGGATTTGTCTCCTTAATCTTCGCCATTCCCGGTACATTTGCTACACTATTCGCAGTCACGAATGCTCCGGCAGATCCAGCAAACATTAACATCGCTCTGAATTCAACTGAATATCCATCTAATTTAGATTTGTATTTATCATATAATTCACCAAAAATATCATCATTTGAATTGGCATCAATCGCAGAAAAATGATCACTCCATCCATTTAAATCAAATCCAAATGGATCAAACATTTTATTTAAATATTCTACACCCTTAGAACTATATACAAATGTTGATTTCCAAAATTCAATACCATTTCTTCTCTTGTGATAATTTGTATGAAACTCTACTTCCGCACACATTTCATTATAATCACTATTTATCGTGTATTCTTTGGAGAGTGAAACATTGAATTTTTCTTTGATGTATTTCAATTGCATAAACTTTTCTAATCTCTTTAATCTTTGTTGTTGAGGTGGTAATTGTTCAAATGGAATCTCATATTGATTGTTTTTAATATCACTTTTTTCTTCTCTTCTATCACTTCTTGAACTCTCAGAAGAACGACTATCACTACTATGAGAATCATCGGATTTTTTATCAGTTTGTTGAAACTTTAAATTATTAAATGTTGAATTTCCTTCTAAATTAAGGGCATCTACAACGTGTTCATCATCGTCACTTGTATTTTCATTCACAACTGATAATTTCTGAACTGGCATCTCTTTAATCTTTGTTTCATCTGCCAATAAATTTAAATATAAATCAGTATCAGTAGTTAAAACTTTTTTAGGTTTAATATTAGACATTATAATTGTATTTTAGAAACTAAATATATATTATAAACGTAATTCTCTAAATCAGAGATTTATATAATTAGGTGATTTTTTCTAAATATATAATTTAGAAAAAATCCGAATCAATCTATATTAAAAAATTAAATATTTAAATTTTAAAATTTTTATATAATAAGATTATATGTATTCAAATATTGAAGACGCATGGAAATTATCAAATGATTTAGATAAATATAAAAAGGCTTATAAACCTGCTACTAATATAAAAGATGCTACCAATGAATTAACCGCTTCAAGTGCAAAGTCTGTTCCAAGTGATAGTCATTTTGAGACTGAATTAAGAGATTTAAAAAAATTAAAAAAGATGGACGATGGAACTCAATGTGATAGATTATTTAGTCATTTCCAAGGCTGCAAGAAATGTAGAACTTCTATTTTAGAAAAGTTTACTTTAAACAATCCAAGTAACTTAAGTGTTAATAGTTTAAATTTAGATAGTTTAAATTTAGATAGTCTTAATTTTAATATGACTGAAAATTTCATTGATTTATCTAAATACACATCTATTTTAAAAAATAAAAATTCAAATAACATAATTTCAATCATTCTTTTTGGTTTACTTGTAATAATTATTTTATCTATGATTAATAATGAACAATTATAAAAATTTGGTTATTAGTGGTGGTGGATTCAATGGATTCCAATTTTTTGGTATCATTAAATATCTTGAAGAACATGATATGATAAAAAATTTTGATAAATTTATTGGTGTATCAATGGGAGCATTTACTAGTTTACTTATTATATTGGGATATAAATTTAGTGAAATTGAAAATTTTCTATTGAAGTTCAATTTTGAGAAAATTTTTGATTTAAAATTAGAACAAATATTAAATGAAAAATTTAGAGGATTAACTGATGGAGAAAATTTTACAAAATTAATTAAAAAGTTCATAATAAATAAACAATTTAATGAAAATATAACTATGAAAGAATTATTTGATAAAACAAATAAAACGCTTATAGTTGGAACTACAAATTTAACATATGATAAAATGGAATATATTAGTCATGAAAATTATCCAGATATTCCAGTATATTTATTATTACGTATGACAAGTTGTATACCTATATTTTTTAATCCAGTTTCATATAATAATTCTTATTATGTTGATGGAGTTATGAAAGATAATTTTCCAATTCAGTTAATACCTGATAATGAGATTGGAGAAACAATTGGAATTGTTTTACAAACATCATCAGATAAATATGAAATTGATGATATGAATATTATAAATTATTTAACTCATTTATATAGGGTTGTTGTTAATGAAGTTATTAAAAATAAAGTAGATAAATATAAAAATTTAACTAAAATATTGATTGTAAAACCTAAAATTAATTCATATAATTATCAACTTACTGAAGAATTACGTATTGAATTAATTGAATGTGGTTATAATTGTTGTAAAGAAACGTTTGTTTGATTTATTTTTTCTCGTTTATTTCTTTTTTTTAGAAATCTTAGTTGATTCCTCAAAATCTTTCTTGTATAAATTCATTCTTTCATCTAATGACATATTATTATCCTTAAAATCTTTATGAGATACATCAAGTATTTGAAATGCTGCATCAAATGTTGATACATTATCATCTCCATTATATGCCATTATTTCTGTATTTTGATTTCCTTTTGGTCTAAATGTATCAAATAAATCATTGAATTTACTCATATATTCTTCTTTTGCTTTACTGTTGTTACGGAATAAATCTAAATCAGGATTTGCAGCGACTTCAAACTTTTTATTTAAATTTTTCATTGTATTTATACGAATATCTTCTGCAACTTTCTCATTGTCAACATTTATTTTATCATTTTCTTCAGCAAATGTTTTCTTCGCAGTTCCTTCATCTCCATATGTAAAATTTTCAAAATTATCAAATTGCTTCTTTAAATCAAATATTTGACCAGCATCTAAATATTCCTTACGTGATTTATCATATTGTTTACGGGTATCTTCAGATGATAAAATTTTATAGGCAATATTAATTAAATTAAAATGTGCTTGTAATGTTTTCTTTTCTTCACTTGATAATTCAGTTCTTGTAATATACTTATCTGGATGAAATTTAATTGATAATTTCTTGTATTTGCTTTTAATTTCTGATAAAGAAGTATCATTTTTAACTCCAAGAATTTCATATAAATCCTCTTTTATATAATTTTGAATTATTTCCATATAATATAATATTATTATATATTTATATTATAAATGGAACTCAGTAATTATAAAATAATATATCTTCTTAATGCGATCGCAATGGAAGCACAATTAAAAGCAACAAAATTTGGTTTTGATAATTGGATAAAACAACAAAATTATAATCTTATTGTGTCATCAAGCATTTATATTTATAATGTATTAATATCAGAATGTGGTGGAATAACTCATTTTAAAACAAAATTAGGTATGAATTGTTTATTAGAATTAAATCAAAAATTATATGATGAATTTAATAAAAGAGAAAATATTACAATGGTTGTTGGAAATAAATGTGATGTGAATGATATTCATACGAATACACTTTTAATGTTAGCAAATAAAGGTGATAAAAAAGAATATTATTCTTTAATATTTTTAGCTATCCCATTCGCTTTAAAAATTAATGATAAAAAAAAGTTAATTAAAGAGATTGAAACTTTTATTAAAAAATACACAAGTGATACAAATCAGGTTATATGTACTATTATTTGTGGATTATTTATTCATTATGCACTAAATAAAGTGCATATTGAAGTATGGATTGAAAAAATAAATGAAGATTTAGGGGATAAAATGGAGGCTGAAAAATATATAGATTTATTAAATAATTATGATGAGAATAATTTTAGAAAAGGAAAATTTATAATTAAACCAATAGAAGAAATTGTAGTTGAACGAAACAAATATTTTTTTAAAGAATATAGTTTGAGAGATGATAAATTATTAGCACAAAGACCAGAACAACAAATGATTTTGATATTAGATTCACTTTTACGAGCGGGAGATAATTTTGAAAAATTAGTATTATTTGGAGTATGTAATTGGAGTGATAATATTGTTGTGAGTATTATCATTGGAATACTCTATGAAATTATATATAATTCAACAAAAATTAACAAAAATTTATTAAAAAGATTTAGTTTTAATTAAGGAAAAATATTTTTATAAGTATATAATATATAATATATAATGGACGCTTTATTAGGAAATGTAGTACCCGCACCCACAACTAAATTAGTTTTAACCGGAAATCTCGGAACAGCTTTAGAAACACAATTAGATACATTAAGAGATGAAACACTTAGATCAGCAGCAGGAGTAAGAGCCCAATCTGTAAACTTAGTTAATACTCTTGCAGCAGAAATAGCTGCTGCAATTCCTGCACCTCCTCCTAATACAGATGATAATTTAAGATTAGCGATTGCAGCAGCATATGCTTATGGAAAAGTAATTACTGGAGGAAATATCGATGATATTGTTGCAAGACGCAGAACAGCAGAAGCAGCAGCAGGAAGAGTATTAGTAGCAGCAGTAGTAGGAGGAGCAGCAGGAGCAGCAGGAGGCTTAATAACAGATACCGATACAGCAGTAAACGCCGCAACAGCAGCCGGAGTAGCGGCAGAATCAGCTGCCGATTGGTCAAACATAAAATGGCTCGCATTAGCAATTGCTATGAGAGACATCGTAGCAGCAGCAATAGGAGCAGCAGGAGCAGGAAGCCTAGAAGCAGCCAAAATGAACATCCGTTTAATCTCCCACGTAATCGCATTCGGAAACAATTCGGGATTACTACCAAACACAGCAAAGAATTTACAAAATTTATTAAATTCAAATGGTACAGTCGCAGCAACATCAATCCTCGGAAATCCATCTGTAACCGATTTACATAATACAATTTTAGCAAGACTTGAAGATAAAGACGTAGCATCATTATCTGGTCTCTTTAGACAATCCCTCTTAGCACAATTAAGAGAAACATTCACTGGTAAATTATCAGTCTATGATCCTTATACCTTACCACCTCCTATTGTTAATGAAAACTCATTAGACTTCGATAAATTCTTACCCGCAGATGTTCTCCAAGCAGTTCTCGCAAATCGTCAAAAGAAATTTTTCCCCATGGCACGTGTCAACATCTCTCCATCATATTTTGGATTATTCGCACCTGGAAATCAATTACGATTTGAACTCCAAAGAGGTGGTGCCAGCTTAGATCCCAATATGCCCATTGAAATGAGAGGACGCGGAAGCGCAGTATATGGTTCTGCAATCAAGGGTGGAGATTACAATAACTGGCAAGTTGTTGGAAATAATGCATTTATCTCTGACAAATTAGAGTTTGCATTACAAACAGCAATCAAAAGATTAGGAGATAAATTAGGTAGTGTAGCAAGAGGAGAAATTCAAGGCTTGATTACTACATTAAAAACAGCAGAAAAAGACGCAAAAGAAGCTGCAGAAAACTTAAAAACTGTTGTCAAGGCACACCAAGCAAATGGACTAACTGGTAGTATCACCGATAGTACCGTACTCAAGACCGCAGCAACTGAATACAATAACAGAATAAGCAAAGTCGCAAAGGTCGAAGGTAAATTAGGAAGAGTATACGCAACACTTGTAATTTCACAATAAAAAAATTGATTTATCATCATTTTACATTTTAATATAATATTGTTATATTAAAATGACTTCACTCTCCATCCAATTCCAAGACCCATCTCTTGCCGACGTCTATAAGGAAAAATCGAATCATTCCACCGACAGTGGTTATGATTTGTATTGCCCCGATACAATTGTAATTGCTCCTCAATCAGTCGGAACTGTTGATCTTAAAATCAGATGCTCTCCTAATTTTCCATCCGTTTCCGGCTACTATCTTTACCCAAGATCCAGTATCTCTAAGACTCCTCTAATAATGGCAAACTCTGTTGGAATTATTGATTATGGATACCGTGGTAACATCATGGCAAAAGTATTTAACACTTCTACTGAACCCTACACTATTAATAAACATGAAAGACTATTCCAAATGTGCATGCCAACTCTCCAACCATTTGCTGTAAATTTTGTTGAAACTCTTGATGAAACTGAACGTGGAACTGGTGGGTTTGGATCAACTGGTAAATAAACTAACTATCAAATGCCAATCCAGCAACTCCGTTAATAATACGTAAAACATTATAACTTAATGCATAAATACGAGCAGTTGCTGTATTTTGGTAACTAATTGATTTATCAACTGTTAAAACAATCGTAATATCATCTATACGTGAAAAATTACATGATCCACTAGGTTGAAATTCTTGAGGATTAATTGAAAAAGAATATGCGTTAATACCTTCACTGGCAGCATTTTGAAAATTCTGATAATTTTGAATCCATGAATAATATTGTGATTCTCTTGGTGTTATTCTATCTTTACCATTTAATAAGAACTGAACATTTGTAACAATATTTGTTCCAATTTTTTTATCATAACTGTTTGTATAATTAAACATATCAATTAAATTTGAATTAAGGATGTAATCAAATTGTGTTACAAAGAATAATGCCTTCGTGGGATGATTATATAATATTTTTATTTTATTGTTGTTATTGATAAGAGACTTATCATTATCAAACTGTAATTGTTCTATCAAGTATTCGTGATTTGATCTGGCAAATTTTAATCTTTCATTATTATCTAAATATATATAATCAACATACAAAAATGTACTTCCTAATGTTATACTATCAGTGTTAAATACATTGTTTATTTTATTTAAATAATTAAATTCTGTTCCATTTGGCATTACAGTATATTTTGTGTTTGTTCCAACAATTGCTGTCCCAGCTACAAATGACATTGTTGATATAAGTTTTATATAATATAATCTATTTGTTAATTCATCATACGTTATAAACTTTGCATATGTTGTAACATTATTAATAGTTTGGGATAACATTTCATTTGCTGAAAAATTAACCATGTCCTCATTTATTATAATGTAATTTGTCGGTCCAATTATTAACACATCAGTTAAATTATTAAATTCTACATTTATTTTAACATCACTATATTCTAGAGCAATTAATGGTAATGCTAATCCCTTATATTTACAAAAATAAAATGGTATTGGTATATATAATAATTGTGACCCTCTACCATTCATATAATCTGTTAATGCTGGTAAATTACCAATCATTTGGTTTAATGCTGGCTTATTATTCTTTTGAGATATTTCATACCATATATTTAACCAATCACCATATAATGAATCTATAATTTTTCCACCAACTTCAAATTCAATTGATTTAATTAATCCAAAACCAATTTTTTCCATCCATGCCGTAATAACTATATTTTTTAAATTTTGATCTTGATTAATAAAACTTGTATCAATTATTCTAGGTAAATTTGGTAATGTTACACATAAAAATATTTCACCTATTAAATCACCGTTTTTCGCAATGTTACATGTATATCTTCCTCCAAAATTTGGTGTATTTTGAAAATTTTGAGGAATACTCTCAGACGAAAAATTCGTGTGTCTTTTATAAACCATTTTAAAATAGGTTATTGTTGGATTATGTGTTAAATACATATCTTGTAATCCATATCCCGCGAGTTGAACTAAACCACCTCCCATTTATTACTTAATATAATATTATATAATATTATATTGAATACAACTAAATTATATCAAAACCAAGACCACCATATCCACTCATTATACGTAATATGTTATACGATACTGTCATAGTTTTAATATTCAAATCTTGAGAAACTGATGGATTAATATTTACTAATAAATTAATATCATTTAAAAAACTAAAATTTATAGATCCCGAAGGTTGTGCAGTCATTGGATATAAATCAAAATTATATACATTTATTCCATTTAAATATGAATTATTGAAAAATGTATATGGTCTTATTTTTTGTGTTTCATCAGATGATGTCTTAAATCGTGTATGTCCATTTACTCTTAATTCAGAACTACTTATAATTGGTGTCTGAGATGGTATAACAGCATTTATTAAATCATTTTGTATATTTTGATCATAATTTTCGAATGGCATACATAATACTTGTTTTTCTGTTATATTAGCATTGACAAAATGATCTAATATATATGGATATTTCGTTTTAATTAAATCAAAATATTTATTAGATGTTTCATCTAATGATGTATATTTATTAATATCAATATAGTAGTCATCTAATGTATAATTATAATATTGCTTTTTATTAACTTTATCTTGTAATCTTGCAATCCACATCATTAATTTAGTTGGATTTTTAAAGTTAAATTTAATTTTATTAATAGATGATTTATTAGTTGTAAAAATAGAATATTGCACTTGTTCTATTATATATTCATGTTTTGATTCAGCAAATTTCTTTCGTTCATTATAATCGAGTAATATGTAATCTACTAGAAGAGACATCTTCATTTTACCTCCTTTTTTAATAGTTGTATATGGTAATTTAACTAATAAGTTATCAAGAGATTTAACCTTAAATTTTAAATTTAATTTACTATACAAAAGAGCAATTATTGGTACTGATAGTGAATGAATTTTCTTGTATCTATTAAAAAAGAATGGTAAATCAATATATAATGTATATTTTCCTAAAGATTGTTTCTTAATTATTAAACGTGAATCTTGTCCAATCATCTTTTTAAGACCACGATATTGACCAGGTTCAACACATAATTCAAAAAGACAATTAATAAAATCATCTTCAAGACGTTCAATTATTTCTCCACCAATATAAAATTCGTAATAATCCGCAAAGAATACACCAAGTTTTTCTATCCATGATACAATAGCATTTGCTGGTCTCATATTAATTTGATCAACTAAAGTATTAACAGTAAAATAATTAGTAATATCATTATTGGTTTGATCTATCTTTGATATTACATTCTCATATAATCTTAGTTTCTCATCTTCTAAATTATCTTTTTGATTGTTTATATCAATAACACTATTTAATACTAATACATTTGAATCTCCACCTTGTTGATAGGTGTATATATTATATGATGCTAATTTAATATCAGCAGTATTTGGGATAACAGGAACTGTGGTATTTCCAATATATGTATTACTTATTGTAACTTCATCATATGCAATACTACCATTAATGGATGCACTAAATACTAAATCAATAAATTGATTAAATGTGTATAATCTATTATATGTGTTAACTTGTATTGAATCTGTTTTTTCAATTAAATGTGGTAACTTATTAAAAAATATATTAGCATTATTATTTATATTTGCACCATGATTCATTAATGTATATCTAACATAATTTGTATCAAATTGTAATGGATCACTAATAAATCCAAGGGAATCTTTGATAGAGTATTCTAATTTATATTTTTCTAATGCTGATATATAGTTGGTATATTGGGTAACAGTCTCTGGAGCAATTAATATGTTTCCATTTAATACATTAAAATTACTAGTTGTAAGTGTTAAATTATATTCAAAATTATAATCAACAATCAATGTTTTTAAATCATTTATAAAATTACTAAAATACATATATCCTGAATATTGAGTGATATCAATATTACTTGTTACAATATATGTATTATCCAAATATAAATTCTTATACTGAATAAACAAGTTATCATATATATTTGAAAAATTATTATCATAAAAATGGTTTAATTTTATACTTAAATTTCCACGATTTACTTCATAATCATATAATTTTGGAAGATAATCAAAATCAAATTTATAATATGTTCCAGAATATCCTTTAATACTAAATGTATTATCACTAAGATTAATATTAATATTTGATATTACATTTCCATTATATGTAATATTACTAATTGGCATTGATTGAATATTTGTATTTGATGCAACATCATAATATAATGTATTTGTAATAACATTTGATTTCTTTATTTCATTCATATAATATTGAATTATATTGCCTTTTATTATCTTTAAATCATTGAATGTAATTGTTAAATTCGCATATCCTGTTGGAACACTACTATTAATATACCATACATTCGCATATAAATTTGCTCCATATGTAATTAAATTACTTGAATATATTTCATTATAATCTAATGTAGTAACTAATAAATTACTATAGGATGTATTGGCTAGCACATTTGAATTACCTAAGAATGTAATATTACTATTGTTGATATTTGCCAAGTATAATTGTTTTAGAAGAGTAATATTTGAGATTGTTGGTGAATTTAAGTAATAAAATTGACTATATTTGTTATTATAATTTGTCAAATCAATTAAGTGTTCAAAATTTTTATCATTTATTGCATTCTTAATTGAAAAAACAGTCATGAAATTTTCAGAATAGAGATGATTATTTTGTATTTCTGGAATTTTATAATCATCTGATACATCAAATAAATCATAACGTGTAGTATCAAATAAACTATTTAAATACCATTCATTCAATATATCATATATTTTTGTAGTTTGAACAATATTATAAATATCTGAATATTTAACTGTTGATATAGTTGATTCTTGCATTACTTGTTTACCACGTAATATTAAGTAAAAATATTCTGATACGAGTGTTCTGTATATTGTTGTATAATTTTGTTGATTATATAATGTACCTGGAAAAGGAGGTGAACCAAATGTTAATAAATATATATCACTATATGTTGCTCTCATTTTTCCATCTAACAAATATAAATCAAATAATAAATATAAAATATTCCATTGATAAAAAACATATGTATGGAATTGACCATTAGAATAACCATTATAAGGTAATGTAATATAAGTATCTACAGGTACATTAATAATTGGAATTATAGGTAAATCGTCTGGAGTTGTAGTAAAAATTGTAATATTACCTATATTTGAAATTGAATAAGGATTCATATTAGATTTATCATTTTCGAAATTTCTTGTATAATTTGTATATATAACAGTATTTGAAAGAAATGATACAATTGTATTAATATTACTATTTGACATCAATGATTGGACATTAATATTAGCATTATATGTAACTGTATTTAAATTACCATTATTATTTGAAATATAATCAAGTATTTTTAATGTTTCAACATAATACATGCTATTATTTATTATTCTATTTACATTATAATCTAATTCATTAAAATTATTATCTAATTTAGTTAATGTTGTAATATTACTTGATATATATGATGGAATATCACTATTATATAATTTATTTACTTGCATTATAAAAACTGGATTATAATTATTTGTATCATAATTTTCTAATGCATAATATGGTTTTAAATAACTTAAATCACTATCATTTGGTGTATGAACATTATTGAAGAAATATGATTGAATACGTTTTAATTGATATTCATATGTTTTATAGTAATTATCATATATATATGAATCTAAAAATGGAACTGTATATGTGTCTACATTTGCAAGATTACTTTGTGTTGTAAATAAATATGTTAAACTTGCAGTAGTATCATAGATAATATCACTATTTGAACTAACATTATAACCAAATAGTTTTCTATTATAAACACCAAATTGATCCATAGTTGAAAGTGTTGGAATATATTGATTTGAACTCAAGTTTATACTCTTAATACTATTGTTGATTGTATTTAATTCAATATCATCTTTTAAATTTAATACATAACTATTATTTACATATTCATTATAATAATTTGTAAATATATTACTTTGTTCTATTAAATAAATTTGAACTTTATCATGATCATCAATATATACATTTCCATATAATTCTCTTGTATTTGAAATTGTATAAATATCTACATCTGGAAATAATGTTGATGTTTTATCTAATATATCTTTTAATGATGATCCTATTTTTACAGTATCACTAATACTAATTAAATAATCATAATAATTTTTAGAATCGTTATCAAACCCAGTTAATACATCACTATATAAATAAGTTGTTCTGTAATTATTTAATGATAAATATACATCATTCGAAATATAATATTCTAATGTATAATCATTAATACCTAAAGTATCAAGATTACTATATGATGTTATCTGTAATTTTGTTGATAATGCTGTATTTGTGATAGTTGTATCATTTAATAGTATATATCTAATATATTGTAAATTATCTAAATAATCGTTAAAATACATTATTAAATTCTTAACGTCTTGAACATAAATATTTGCATTATCAATTAATGCTGCACTTTGATCTAAGTCTGCATAAATTCTATATGTTGAATATCTTACTAAATCAGATAAATATATATTTATATCTAAACTTGATGTTATATTTGCTTCATATGTTAATATATTATCTTTAATCGTTGAATATCCAGCAATATTTGAATAAAGAGAAACATATGTTAATGGTGCTGCGGATGGTCCTAATGTTTTATTCATTATAATTGTGCCTATTCTAGCATCTGGATCAATACCTAGACCTTCATAAAATTTTAATACATTTGTTATTACATTATCAATATCAGAATATTTAAAATTACTATAATTACTAATTTGTAAATCAATATTACCAAATGTTGATAATGATAATAAATTTTCAATATATCCCATATTTAAATATGAATAGTATAAATGAGGGTTCATATCATATTGAAAATATTTGTAATTAAAATATGTTGGATTAATATTACTTGATAAATAAGTTGATACATTACTTGTATCATATACATCTAAATTAGTACCACTTTTTAATATATTACCAAGAGTTAATATATTTGCATAATTAAAATCTTCACATCTAATTGATCCAATATTTGCTAAATTTTTTTCATCTAATTGAGAACCATATACATAATATAAATATCCATTAAATAATTGTCCTTCAGGTTTTTTTAAAAATGAATCAGTATTAGTAATGTTTGACATAAATTTTGTAAACGATGTGTGACTTGATACAATATTTGGATTTAATATCAGAACATTTGCAAATGAATTTACAAAATAATAACCATCAATCATACCGGTATCATAAAAACTAGAAATAAGATCATCATATAGATAGTGATTTAAATTAATTGAATCAGTTATATATTCAAAATCTGATAAGAATGTAATATACGATCCACCACTTGTGATAATATCACTGATCAAATAATTAATTCTTCCATCAACATCATTAAACAAAAAATGATTATTATACGAGGAATATTTATATAATATTTTAATATCCATAATTTGTAAAATGTCTATTGTAGATGTATATTTTTTAGATGTTAAATATTTTTTATATGTTACATTCATGTAACTATATAAATTTATTATATAATCTTCTAATATATAATTACCACAAATAGTTGAACCATCATTATATAAAAAATCTTGACTTATAAAAGTATTAACATCTTCAGTATATGTTGTATCTGCATAAGTAATACTTGTTATATTTGCACCATTTATATCTGTACTTAATGTATAACTATTTTTTAATAAAAATATATTACTTATATTACTACCAAAATCAGATAAATATAAATTCATATTAAAAACAAAAGTACCTGAACGAACAAAATTATTAGCATTAACATAAAATGTTGCAACTTCTTCTCCATTATTATATGCAATTACAGGAGTAATATTAGGACTTATAAATAAATTTGCATCGAGTTGAACCTTAACATATAATTTTTTATTTTGTAAGTAATTAATTTTTTTATTCATATTAATCATATAACTTGAATTTTGAATAGTATTATTAATTGTATTCCAATTTGATTGATATTCTGAACTATATATATTTATAAGATCTATTATAATTGATAAATAATTATTATTTGTAATTGTTAAATTTTGAAAATTAGTATTTAATACTTTTTGTAAATATGTAGACATTATATTATCACCAAAAAAATCTTGTTCAGTAAATGTAGAAGTACCAATTCCTGATAAAGTTAATCCACCTTTTCCATCATTTGTTAATAATGTTTGATAATATAAATTTTTGGCATATTCATATTTTGATACAAAATTAGATGGTTGTTTAAATTGAGTTAATAAGATATTATATAAAATTGCATAATTATCAGATACATTTTGTAAAATATATGAATTAACATTTGTTTTAAATAAACTTTTTTGTGAAAGTTCTGTTGTGATTGTATTATTTAAATTAAAATCTGTATTTGATGAACTTAAAATATAATTTTGATATAAATTAATTGAATCTAAATTAACATTAGATATATCTACTTTTTTTACATCATTATCATCACTATTTATTGTATTTGTTTGTAATAAAATATTATTATCAATTACATATAATAAGTCTGTTGTAAAATTTGTTCCTGCATAATTTATACCTTTAGCATATATGTATATATTATTTTCTTGAATATAATAATTACTAATTTTAAAAATACAAAATGGTACTTGAAGGTAGTCTAAACTAAAATTATAATAAAAATAAATATATCTATTCGTTAGATTTACATTATATAATGCTGAACCAATAGACAAATTAAGTATAATTTTATATTCACCATTTAATTGTAAAGTAATACTATTTATTGAAAATAATTCACTAAAATCATTTAATGTAGTAATTATTGCATCAGATATAGGTGTTATTTGTATACTTATTAAATTAATATATGTAAATAATTCTATGTAGTTAAATAAAGGATATGATAAAATTTGTGCCTCTTTATATGTTTCATTCAATCTTGCAAAATCAATATAATCAAATTTTAATATATTATATAATCCATAAATATTTCCATTATATCTGACCATATTATCAGTTGTATCATTTGTTAATACATATATTACACGTGAATCATATGAATTTAATATGGTATCAACAATTGTTGCGTTAATTAAAACATTCTTAAGAGTTCTAGTATTATAATAAGTTAAATTATACTCTGAAAATCCTAGTAGATCTGGATCCCCACCATTTAATATATTAGTAACACTTATTTGATCATATAATGTAATTGGACGAACAAAACGTATTGAATCAATATATCTCAATAATGAATCAATTGCTGCAACTTCATTATTTTTAAATATGTAATCCTTAATATTTTTTAAAAATATATTTTTAATATTATCAGATGTTAATAAAGTAGTTGTATCATTTTTTTGAAACAAATCTGCAATAATATTAAATGTTGCTGATAATTTATTATTTCTATTTGAATAAAGTAATATTTTATTAGAAAATTCAGTTAAGTCTGTTTCAACAATAGGTACTGCTATATTTGGATATTCAAATGAAACATTTGCATTACCAAATATTAATGGATCAGGAGTAATTTCAAAATAATATGGTGATGTTGAATTTTCAATAAATTGATTTAAATCAATTTTTGGTATTACAACTTTATAAGATTCCTGATTGAAAACAGAATCATATTGAAATAATTGAAAATTTGTTGGTACTTCAGTATAATTCAATTGATATGACATGATATCCTTGAATGTATTTAAATTGTATAAGTTATAATTATATATTTTTTGGTTTATTGATTTATAAGAATATTGATTTTTTATACGCGTAATTTCAACATTTGAACTATTATTATATGAAATATTAATTTGAGGTAATTCTATTTTTAATTGAACACCTCTTAATAAATCTCCATTTTTTGGTATTTCTAATTGTACAAGACCATCAAAATCACACTGAGAAGTTACAGGTATTTCATAATTAAAAATAGAGAAACTTGAATGTTTCATATATACTTTCTTAAAATGATTCATTTCAGGTTTAGATGTAAGTATTTTATCTTCGGCGCCACTTGCCAATAATTGTATTATTCCAGAAGGCATATACTCTAATATATAATGATCTTTTAAATAAAAATTATTTTAAATAATTTTTATTTTCAACATAAATAAACTTTCTCTGTACTTTTGAAACCATTAAAATTTGTTGAGGATACTGTAGTATACGCTCCCATATTTTTAATTTCAAAATAATCACCAATTTCTAATTCAGGTAATTTTAATTCCTGAATTTTATCTCCAGAATCACATGTTCTTCCAAAAATTACAGAATCATACTCCTTTCCTGTTTTTCTTGCTTGATTAACAATTTCAAATGTAGGATTTGCCATATCATATTTAATATTAGAAAATGAAGAATATACACTTTCATCAATGATATAAAATGTCTTATTATTTGTTTTTCTTTTTGCTATTATTGGAACATATAATGTATGAGTTTTAGTCATATAAAAACGACCAGGCTCTGATATAAACGTAATGTCCTTATATGGATGAAATCTATTCTTAAACATATCAACTGCTTCATTAATTTTATTTGCTTGATCTAAAAACTTTTCATCACAATCTCCAGCAAATCCACCACCAATATCTATTATTTTATATTCATGATTTAAATAATTTGATTTTATCATTATATCAGATACCATTTTAACAGCATCATAATATTGATTTGAATTAAAACATCCACTTCCAACATGAAATGAAAATCCAGATATATTCATTTTGTATTCTTTTGCTCTTTTTAATATATCCATACTTTCCTCAAAACTCGCACCAAACTTCGAACTAAATGGCATTAATGAATCTTTGTCATTAACTTTCACTCTAACCATTGTTTCTATTTTTTTATTTCTTAATTTATCCAATTCTTCTAATGAATCCACAACTGTTATGGGTACCTTTTCTTTAACAGCATAATCCAAATCATTTATATTCTTATACGGATTTGCATAGATAATTTTTGTACTACTAATATTACTATTTAGAATTTGTTGTATTTCACCTCCACTGGCACAATCAAAATTTACATTATGTTCTTTTAATATATTTATTAAATATGGATCGTTATTACATTTTACAGCATAATGTGGTTGTATTTTTGGAATTTTATTTTTCCATAAATTGATTTGTTCAACTAGAGGTTTTCTACAAATTGTGAAGAATGGTTTTTGAATGTTAACGAGTTCAGTGAGTTTTTTCAGTATGATAATAATAATACTGGAAAATAAAAATGAAGAATTTAACAAATCAATTTTTTTTATAAAATTTATAAATTTTTAAAAAAAATTAGTGTAAGAGACTATATATTAAAAACAAGACCAGCCATTCCATTTTTAAAACTAAGAATATTATATCCCAATGCATATGTTTTTATCATAAATGCATCTGAATTAGTAGTTACACAATCTATAAATTTTTGATTAAATTGATATACAAAAGATTTGTACTTATATGAACTTAAATTAACTGCTCCACTTGGTTGATATTCTTCAGGATTTAAACAAAATGAATATATATTTATACCATCAGAAGGTGTTTTAGTATGGTACGCATATGATTGAACATAATTTGTAAAACATGAATCATAATTCTGAAATCTTTCATATTGTTCAAAATTATATGATGATGTTTCTATTGGATTTTTATCATTAAATGTTGTAACATTTGTATATAATTTATCTAACATAACATATGAATCTGTTTCTGTAACATAAAATTTAGAATAAATTGTTATAGATGTTAAGTCAAGTGCTTTTATAACATAGGATCCATTATAAAATTGTGAATTAGTAATCTTAATTGTATCACCAATATTAAATACATGTTTCCCAATTAATAATTGTACTTTTTGTTCCAATGTTGTTGTCGGTACGCTATTGATACTTGAGATATTATAAATAACTCCTAAATCATATGTATCATAAAATTTATTTGCTAAATTTTTATTACTTTGAGCGACCCAAAACAGTTCCTTAACAGAATTAACAAAAGATGATTCAATAGTTATTTGATTAGATGTTAACATTGGATAATTATAATTTTGAACTACTTCAATTAAATATTCTTGTGGTGATTGAGAAAACTTTGTTCTTTCATCAACATCCAAATATATATAATCAACTAATAAACTAATATCAGTTAATTGAATCATAGTTTCAAAATCTGTATCAACTGGCGCATCGGTATATATTAATTTTTCTACATTATTTAATTCAAGTTGAATTCTAACTTCACTATATCTTAAGAATATCAATGGTAAAGACGCAGATATATATTTATTAAACCAAAAATTTAAAGGAATATACATTGTATATCCAGTTTTTATATCATATGAATATTTTGTTAATGCATCAATATTTCCTATCATTTTATCATATACTGATTGTAATTCACTATTCAATGATAATTCATTCCAAATATTATACCAATCATTATTATGTTGATCTATTTTTTGTCCTCCAATTTCAACAAATAAATTGTTAATAATTTGATGACCTAATTTTTTAACCCAACTAAATTTATAATTTGCATAGTTTTTATGTAAATTTGAATAATCAGATATATTTTGAAATAAATATTCATCCATTTGATTTGATAGATTTTTAAAAATTGTTAAATCAGCGTTTATCTTTGTAATTAGTGCTGCTGAATTTGAAAAACTTATTAGTGTATAATTTGTTATATTTTTAACAATATCAATATCTGTTATTCTACTATTATTTAATGATGAATCACCATATAAATAATTACCATTTGAATCATAGAAATTTGCTACAAAAAAGTTATTTATTGGGATTTTTATATTAAAAAGAGCATTATATTTTGACTTCAAATTTGAATATTCAGTAGATGTAAAATATAAACTAACAATTTGTTGTATTTTATTAAAAAGTAACGTTAAACTAATTGTTTGATTAATTGTCTTTAAATATGATGTAAGTTCACGATAACATCTGTATAAAAAATTCATTATAGTTTTAAAATTTGTGTATTGTATTTGTAAATTATTTATATCATTTTGATCATTTGGATTAAATGTTGATACAAAGTTTGGATTTGGAATAGTAACAGATGGAATTATAACTTTTAAATACATTCTACTAACTAAATCTCCTACTCTATCTAATGTACATGATATTGTATTATTAAAATTTTTAGTTCCACTAAAGGTTTGTTCAATATTTTCTATCGCAAAATTTGTATATCTTCTGTATACAATTTTAAAAAATGTTATTTGAGGCATGCCAGTTAAAAATACATCGGCTGCCCCATAGGCTACAATTTGTATTAAACCTCCTGTCATAATAATATAATAATATAATATTATTATTATATATATTAAATCGACGGGATGAACTCCCAGTTTAAGTGATTACATATTTTTTTCCAAATTACATCCATGTCCTTTATTTTTTGGTCTGATTTTAATAAATGGATAAATTGTAAGATATAATCTAATTCAATTAATTCACATAGTTTATAAATAATATATGAATAACTAATTAAATTTTTTCTTACATTCGGTTTGTAAATCTTAAACGGCTCTTGAACTTCTCTAAACATTTGACGCAATTTTTCTTCTTTATCTCTTGCAATTTGTGGTGGTTCTTTTCCAGTTGTTTTAAATATAATATATGGTATATCATCATAGTATTTATTTAATGATAATTTACGTAATATTTCGCGCATATAATAAGGTGTTATGTTTTTAGTATCATTTTTTAAATCATATTTATTAATCTCTTTTTTAATTTTTTCACATATTTCTTCTGATAATTCAATTACTTCTTTTCCTTGAATTTTATTTAACCATTCATTAAAATGATTCATTGTCTTATATGCAACATATGTTTTTGTATCATTACATTCTTCTTTATAGTTAGGTATATCACTTTCTACAAGAATCATTTCACTTGCTCCACAAATTTTACACACCATCAAACCATTATGTAAATCTAATATCATTTCATCATTACATGCTTCACATTTTTTATAAACATTATCAAATTTATTTTTCTTTTTATTTGACTTAATAACTGTGTCTTTGTCAACTTTTGATAAATATTGATTCAATAAATTAAATTTATCATTCGCATCATCTTCATAATCCATCAATATATCAAATACTTCATGATAATAATCATATTCATCATATAATGATAATTGTTGAATTTGAGACTTAAGTTCTTGACTCTTTAGATTAATTAAATTTTTTTCAGAAACATTTGTAATAGTTTTTAATTGATCATCTAATTGAGTGATTTCTTTTTGTATTTCTTCTATTTTTACTTTATTATTATTTAAATCACTTGTAATTTCTTCGTGTCTGGTAGCAAGGTTTGACTTAACTGGTTGTTTTTTAATTGATTGCAAGATTGAGTGATACTTTGAATTCTTATTTTTAAACATATATATATAAATAAAAGAGGCTCTATATAAAATAGTATAGTTTTTTAATTCGAATTAATTCTTTTATTGAATATTTTTTTTCTTTATAATTATTATATATATATTCAAATGGGTGGCGGTTTAATGCAATTAGTAGCTTACGGCGCACAAGATGTTTACCTCACAGGTAATCCCCAAATCACATTCTTCAAGGTTGTCTATCGCAGACACACCAACTTTGCCATGGAATCCATCGAACAAACATTCAACGGAACAGGAGCCTTTGGTAACAAAGTCCAATGCCCCGTTGTCCGCAACGGTGACTTAATCACAAAGATGTACCTCAGAACAACTGTCTCTGCAGGAAACTCCAATGGATTAGCATCATCATCAACATACTACAACGTCAAATGGGCATGGGTCAAATCTCTCGGACACGCACTCATCTCATCAGTTGAACTCGAAATCGGTGGAACCCGTATCGACAAACACTATGGTGAATGGTTAACCATCTGGAATGAACTCAGCAGAAAGATCGGACAAGACCGCGGATACGACCAAATGATCGGAAACGTCGAAGCATTAACAGTCCTCGACGTCCAACACCCTGCATTCACAATGTGGGTCCCCCTCAAGTTCTTCTTCTGCAGATTCGATGGATTAGCTCTCCCCTTAATCGCTCTCCAATACCACGAAGTCCGTATCAACTTCGAATTCCTCCCCGTTGAACAACTCTTATCATTTGAAGCCGCAACAAGTGCAACAGGAAAGGGATTAGCCACAGCACTCGGACTCACACTCTCCGACTGCTCTCTCTATGTAGACTACATCTACCTCGATTCTGAAGAACGCAAACGCTTCGCCCAAGCCTCCCACGAATACCTCATCGAAGCCCTCCAATTCCCTGGATCAGAATCAATCACAGGTGTAAACTCTAAATTCAGATTAAACTTAAACCACCCTTGCAAATTCTTAATCTGGACTGCCAAGTTAGGACGTTACACCAATGGTAACACAGTCTTAGCTTACCACCCAACTGATACATATGCCACACAACTTGCAGCAACAAAACGCTTCGTTCTCAAGTATGCAACAGCCGGACCTGGAGCCACATCAACAACCCACGTCGCAACAAACGCATACGGTCAAATCACAGCAGGAGCCAACACTGGAAATGCAGCAGTATTCGCCAAAATCAACCCTGTTGCAATCTCTCAAAGTGCTGGAGGCGCAGTTGCTGATGTAGACAACGTCACAATCCTTGGAGAACTCTTACCCCTTGACTTCATCTCCAATACAGTCACAGCCATCAAGGCCTACGTCGCCACAAATATAAATTTTCCCTCCGGTGCAGTCGCATGGACTGGTACATCAGGTAACATCCAAATCGGAGATGGTGCTGACATCAAAGATATTGTCCTCTACCAATGGGACAACTTCGGTAACCAACTTAACGGAACTGAAAACACAGTCAACCAAGCCTTACTCCAACTCAACGGACAAGACCGTTTCTCCCAACGCGAAGGAATGTACTTCAACTATTGCCAACCTTGGCAACACTTCAGCAACACCCCCCAAGACGGTGTTAACGTATACTCATTCGCCCTCAACCCCGAAGAACACCAACCTTCCGGAACATGCAACTTCTCCCGTATCGACAATGCAACACTCTCCATCACATTCGGACGTGTCAGCGCACTTACAGGATTAACCGAAAACTCATACCTCACTAACTACCTCAACTCTGGATCATCAACATCCAACTTCAACGTCTGGGCAGTTAACTACAACGTCTTACGTGTCATGAGTGGAATGGCTGGACTTGCCTACAGTAACTAAACATTTATCAAGATTTTATATTTATTATTTACTCAAATAATAAAAATTGAATTTTACTCAATAGTAATGGAAAAATATAATGAATTGGAAAAATAATATTTAGATAATATATAAATATAAATGAAGAGATTAGATAATTATGTTAAAATGATTGGGGGGGTAGCTACTGCTGAATATACAACTATGACAAAAGCATATTTTAATTTATATAAACAGATACTTGAAGGATTAAGTTTAGATCCATCGGTTGTAACAACAGAACAAATAAAATTGGCAGTAGGACCTGTATTTACGAATACAGAATATAATGAACAACTCCGAAATCTCGCATTTAAGGCAAGAAAAGCAATGAAATTATCAAGAGATATAGAAAAAGAAGCGGCAGCACCAATAGTAAGGGAAAAAGAAATAAAACAAAAAGTAGAAGATGTCGTAAAAATAGCAGAAGAAATAAGAGAAATAGTAAAGAAATTAGAACCAAAAGTTGAAGGAGCAAAAGCAAGAAAAGCAGAGGAGGAAAGAGTAGCAGCAGCAGCAGGAATAGTACTCGCCCCCCCAACTCAAGAGCAAACAAGGCAAAATTTAGAAATACGAGACTCAGAAGATATAATAAAAGAAGAAAAAATTACACAACAAGCCACAGCAGCAGCAAGAGCAGCAGCAGCAAGAGCAGCAGCAGCAGGACCAGCAGCAGCCGCAGCAGCAGCAGCAGCAGCAGCAGCAGCAGCAGCAGCAGCAGCAGCAGTAGTACCAGTAGTAGTACCAGCACCACCAGCGCCCGCCCCCCAAGCCGTATACTATGACTCAGGTCCTGCCGAACCAACTTCATTTAATGTTTCTGTATATAGAACAAAGGATGGAAAAGATTCATTTGTCGGTTCTAAACAAGCCTATCCATCGACATCAGTTAAAACAATCCTTGATGGTCTCAAACAATCAGGTGAAACAGTTATCGTATCATCTGGAGAACAATTTGTTAAATCATTAAATGGTAAGGAAACATATTCAACTTTAGGCAATTTACGCTTAAAGTATGAATCTGTTAAATTTTTTGTTTTATAAATTTTATATATATATAATTTATATAATGAATCGATTAAGTGAATATGTATCTATGTTGAAAGGAGGGGATGCAGCAGCGGATGCAGCAGCAGCTGCTGCTGCATTAGCGTATGGTCTTGGTAATAAATCAATCGAACCTCAACAACAAATATCATCACCAATATCAGCACCAATATCATCACCAATAACATCCCAAGTACCAATAAATCAACCGTTACAATTACCACAAGCTCCCCAATTAAATCCTCAAATTGTTCATGCATTTTATGAAGAATTAAATAGACGTTATGCCAATAATATTCCTCAACAATCAAGAACAAATACTCAATCACATATGACACAACCAGTTAAGGAGTCATATATTCCATATAAGAGAGATTCTTTTGTCTTATATGATAAACCAGCTACATACAATGTATTCATATATAAATCAATGAATAGTAAAGATATGTATATTGGTTCTACAACTGCTCATTCATCTCATACTATTAAACAAATATTAGATAATTTTAAAGTATCTGGTAAAGTATGTATAGTTTCATATGAAACTCAAATAGTAACTTCATTAAATCATCAAGATTTTGATATTACATTAGATTTATTACACTTACAATTTCCAAAGATTAAGTTATATATTTTATAATTAGTTTAAATAATAATTTAAAGATATATTTAGATTGTATAATATGTCCGATACCGTTGATTACTTAGATGAAGATCCTACAATATCTACTCAAAAATACTGTGTAGTCAGTGTTTTAACCCCCAAAAACTTTAAAGATGTTGATAATAAAAGTACTATGTCTACATTCAAAGTTAGAGGTTCTTATGAAACAATTGAAGAAGCACAATCAAGAATTAAATTTTTAAATTCTCTTGATCCAAATGTTAATATCTATTTAGCAGAAGTAGGTAAATGGTGCCCTTTTGATGATGATCCTGAAAAAGCCAAGGATGCAGTTTATCAAAATGAAGAATTAAATAGATTAATGAAAGGTTACAAGGAAAATCAAGAAAAGGCAAAGGAACATTTTGAACAAAGAAAGGCAGAAATGGTATCTAATGCATTAAAAGATACAAAGGAAAAGAAAGAAAAATTAAAGGCAGAAGAATCAAACAAAAAAGAAGAAGCATTACGCATGGAAGATGCAATCAAAGAAAAAGAAAAGGAAGTTACAGAAAAAGAAGAGAAAGTTGTTGAGAGTAAAAAGGTTGTAGAAAAGAAGAAAGAAGAAATCCAAACAAAGGAAGAAAAAGTAAGAAAGTTAAATGATGATTTAGCTGCTGCACAAAAGAAGTTTGAAATGTTAAAGAAAGCAACAAAAGAAAAAGTTAATGGATCAAGTTAATGGATCAAATTAAAAATAATTTAAAATATAAATATATATTTTAAAATATGGACGTTGGAACTATTTCTAATATACTTTTAGTTATTGCAATTGTATTTATTGCTATTGGAATAACACGTGCTGAACAATTATCAAAACCTCAAAAGGAAACAATTAGATACATACCAAGAACTCTCGAAGAAGAACAAAAAGAACCAGTTAAAGTTGAAAAATTATTTAAAACAATGTTTGAACAACAAACTCCATGGATTGGATCATTTAATGATGCAAATGTTGTTGATAGACGTAAATTAGATAAGGATAGAGGTATGCTTAAACCATAAAATTATAATTTTTAGCGTGTTACTTTAACAACAACATTTGATTTTCTTCTCATCATATAATCATTTATATCAAATATATTCATCTTCTTACTATGTAATGGGTCGTAATTATTACTATGAAATTCTGTAAAACGATTATTACCAAATGGAAATTTTTCTACATTATTTGCCTTAAAATAAAATATTCTTTCTTTTAAATCAATAGATCTCGAACTATTGTCGATAACCATACAGCCATAGTTTTGCGTCATCTGTAAGAACACACTTTCAAATAATTCAAAGGTGGGAAACATACCTGCATAATGTTCGTATAATTTCTTGCGATTCATTCTTATGTCTTCTGCTAATAAAAATATAAAATTAAATTGAGATCTATATTCAGGTAAAATACCTAATGAATATTGCATACTCAATATATATGTTATATGTCTGTGTCTTCCTTCGTTCATAATAGATAAGAAATTAGAATCTTCTGCCCATTGCTTTTTAGCACTCATACAATCATCCATTATAAAAAGAACACGTGTATCTAATTTTTTCTTACCATCTTTAATTCTTTTATTATTTTTTTCTATTATTAAATCTTGACGTTTTAATAATTTTTCCATAATTTCTGGTTTATAATCATGATGAATAAATGTAGTTGGAAATACACTATCATAGAATTTATTTAATCTATCTGTTGGTGCTATAATTACTCCTGCAGGAATATCATTCATCTTTTTCATAATCTCTCTAATAACCCATGATTTACCACTATTTGATTTAGCAATGATGCAGATACGAGGATTCAAAAATGAATTATCATCCTTATGAATTAAATGATCCAAATTAAATCTTTCAATTGGTAATATTTGTCCATTTACATTTAATGATGCCATTTTATAATATATATATTATAAAAAAAATCTAGATTAAAATTGATCTCTCGCTCACACTAATTTTAATTTTATTTGTAAATAAAATAAAATAAAATTAAAATTGACCCATATCAGTGAAAATTTCTTGTGTTGATACATTCATTTTCATAAATTTACTATCAAGGTAATACACAATCATAAAAACTAATAAGAACACTACTAATGATGTTCTAATTGATACTGATTTTTTATCATCATATATGCTTTCAATATATTGAAATAATGTTATTAATACAAAACTAATAAATCCAACTAATAGTGGATTATCAAAATCTAATTTATTAAAAATTTGTTCCATATAATATATATAATATTTTTTTTACTAAATTAATTTAATAATTTCTAAAATTAAAAATATTTTTATTACTCTTTGAATCATTTGAATTCTCTGATATTGTATTTAATTCAGCCTTCTTTTTTGCCATATTACTAAACTCTTCTTCTACATGTCCATCTTGTTTATGATATGGTTGACTTGTCTCACTATTGTTACGATGAGGAGGAACCATTTGATTTGTTGCTGCTGTATTTTGTTCAGCTGGTATAATTATTGTTGGAACTCTAGGAGCACTTGCACCATGTTGATTACCTACATATTGTCCCGTTCTTTCGGTTAATGGTATTGGTTTAACTGATGGAGATGAAAGAGATGCTCTCTTTTGTTGTTCATAAATTTCTTTTAATGACATTGGAGGAGGTGATTGAATAACATTTCCACCAATTTGTTGTGGAGCTTGTTCATTTTTAACTAAATTATATTGATTTGTGTTACTTTCTGTATTAATTAATGGTCTAATATGTTTATTATCATTTGTTTCAGATACAATTCCTAAATATTTTTTAAGAATCATTTTTAATGGTAACATTTTTCTAATTGCTTCTTCAATTGCTTCTTTTATTAATTTATGTGATTTTAATTGATTTCTTTTATACTCTAATGCAGGAACATTATGAAAAAATAAAAATGGATAATTATAAAATGTCTTTGCTACTTCAATGTAAACATTATGAATAAATTTGTTGTAATTTAAATCTATATTAAATTCATTTAATAATTTTTGTTTTTCATTAACATCAGTATTTGTTAATAATATTATATTTGATTGAATAACTGCTTTAATTAAATCATCTAATATTTCTGAATTTGGTATTGCTGTTTTTATTCTTGATGCTTCCGCAATTATCATTGGTTCAGTCCATGTTGGAATCTTTGCTAAAAAACCTTGGAATAATTTTAATTCTTCACCTTCTTTACCTATTTTTTTAACTTCTAAATAAATAGAATTGATTCCTTCGTAAATTGCTGGTGTTAACATATTAACAAGTTGAATTGTATATTCCTTTTTTATCTCAGTTAAATAACTAGAATTGGCCATAATATAATATATAATATTATATTATTTCATTATAAACAAAAATTATACTTTTTTCCTAAAACTGTTTACTAGAGTTTCCTCCTCTTGTTCCTAGTAATTCAAATTGGTTGCTTGTATAGCATCTGCATCCAGGTTGTGCTACACCATCTCCCATACATGTTACATTTGATGGTCTGTATTTTCTTCCTACACCAACATCTGACCATTTTACAGGATCATTTCCTTTGAAGTTACCCATTATTCCTTCCTTCCAATAATGACCACAGCATTTTTGAGAGCATTGTGATTTACTTAATGGTGTTTTTAAATCATATGAATCTCTAACGGAATATAATTTATTAACATCAGTAACATTAGTATATTTTTCTATTTTTTTTGCTGATCCTACTTTCTTTGCGGTTGATACAACTTTTCCAGATACTGCTTTAGGTGATGATGCAACAGTTGAAGCAACACTTGATGTTGGGCTTGCTGTAGGGCTTGATACAACTGATTCATTGTCAGAATAAGATGCTGGGGGATCTAAGTATGGAACACCTGCAGCTTTTAAGTCAACTGCTGGTCTATTCTTTCTATTTAATTCATCGGCTTCAGTTGATTCAGGAGAAGATGAGGGGATTGATTGCGAATAAGATTCAGATATTTCATATTTTTCCTTAACTGGTCTTTGAGATTGAACAAATAAATAATATACAACTGCAACAGCAACAATTAACATTAATATTTCGAAAGATCCTCCTCCTAATTGATTTTTTACTAATCTATATGACATATTTATAATATTTATAAATATATTATTTTTAATCCAATACTAATTAATTTTTGGTTCTATAGGTTTTAATTCAATAATTAACTTATCTATAACATAATTACCTGATTTATCTAATTTTCTTGGTATATATTCAACATAAATTTGATCATCTAAATATTTTTTTAAAATTTTATTAAATTCATTTATATATTTAAAATCAATCATTACATTTGTATAAAATTTATCTGTTTTTAAATAATCAACACCATATTTATCAATTGCATCTCTTTGTATATCAAATACGTCATTTGATATTTTCATCGCTTCATCTTCATTTATATTAATTTTATCATCACCTGTTTTTGAATGAATTATATACATTCCTTCAGGAGTAATAACCATTGATCCTTGAGTATCTCCCGCATTATAATGTTGAATAAAATGTAATATATCACTTGTTGAAGGAAATTCATATAATATTCCTTGTTGTGCTCTTGCTCCAGGATAAGGTGTTGGAGGATGAGTATGAAACATAAATTCATAATCAAGAGCATCAATCATATTCTGTGGTAATAAAATTTCTGGATCATCTTTATCCTGTCTATTAGTTTGCGCACTTATTAAAATTTTTTCTAAATTATGTTTATTAAAATCTAATAAACCAGAATGTTCTGAATATCTTAAATTTTTTCCTTTATCCATATAAAGTTTATCTTTTCCATAATTTAATAAACTATCTAATATTAATATCTGATTACGATCAATAATAAATTTATTTTTATTATTTTCTCTTTCAAATGTTGCCTTAATATTTATTTTATTTGTTCCATTATTTTTTTTTAATTTTTGTACCTTTTCTACTTTCTTCATTATTTCCCTAGATGGTTCATAATTATGATCTATTACATGGTGCAAAATAGAATTATCAAATAATATATTATCATGTTTGTATAATATTTTAGAACTATTATGAGAACAAGAAGGACATTGGTAATTACCAATTTCTTTTGATTTTGAATTAAAATATAAATTCATCATACCATGAATATCTTCTTTAGATATATGAGAATATTTATATATTAAAGGTATATCTATGTATTTCTTCATATATATAATGTATATAAAAAATTGAATTTTATATTTATTATATAAAAAGAATAAAATGAATACTATTAATCAAGCACCACAAATATCAACACAATCAAACATAATGGCTTCTGAACCTGTTGTAAAACGTAAAACAAGAAATTTACAAGCATTAGAAACTTCAAGTTCGGCATTTGTAAAAGAACAACCAAAGGAATCATCTCAATTCTATGAAAAAAGAGAAACTGATAGATTAAATCATGATTTGCGTAATCCTTACAAAGATGCTCCAAAAGAAGTTGAAAAAGAAGTTGAACCTATAGATTTAACAAATTTAGAATTATTTCCAACATTAGGAAATAATACAGAACAAACCACAAAAAATATATCTATTTGGAATATTACAAATCATAATATTCTTGCTCCATCAACACAAAAAAGTATTCCAAAAAAAAATGATGATAAAAAAGTAGAAATAAGATATACAAAAAAAATAAAAAAATATGATTCAGATGATGAAAGTTTAAGTGATGATTCATTTGTAGAAGAAGAATATGATGAAAATGAAGAAGAAAATATTGAAATTGAACATATAAATAATTTAATGAAAAAACGGGATTTCTTAGAAATGGTCTTAGAAGTATCAAAAGATAGATTAATAAAATCAAATCTCCCACAAATGCAATTCTATAATAATATTAAAAGTGAATATTATAAATTAGATGAAGAAATTCAATATCTTAAAAAAATTGATGATGATCTAGATGAATATTATGGAATATCTAATAACTCATTATTAGATGAACATTTACAAAAAAAGAAATCGTTGGAAGATTTAGAAAATCTTGAACAAAAAACAAAAGAATTTTTGTCTATGTTAGAAAACGTTAATTTATAAATGACTAAATTTTTATATTTCTTTGTATGTTTTATCAATATTATTTATTGATGTAATGTTTTTGATATTAATATTATATGTTGATAATATTTTATTTAATTTATCTGTTTTTTTATTTTTAATTTGATTTTTATATAGCTTATGCATATACAAAATATCATTATTGTTGAAATTTATTAAATGATTACGTATATTCATAAAATTCTTTCTGTTTATGTTTTTTATTGATACACTATTTAAATCATAACTAAAATTTAAATTATAAAATTTTGTATTTGTTTTAGCAATCATATCAAATGATGGTTTAACACATGAAAAAAATCCATGAGTATCTTGTAAATACCAATTTTGGTCAGAATAAATATTTGTTTCAATTACATCGCCATTTGATAATGAATTTATTACATTAGAAATCATTTCTATTTTTTGATCTTTTTTTAAATTTTTATTTTCAATTGAAAGCGGATAATTCTCAAATAACATTAATGGTAATAAAACTTTTTCTTTATCATACATTTTAAGTGATGTTTGAATACTTTTATAATTATCCATTAAATTTTTATTTGATATTAATAATCCACAATCAATATCTTTACGTTGAGTATATGTTCTATATAGTTTAAATTTAATATCATCAATGTTATTTCCATATGTTAAGTATAAATCTTGTAAGATTAAAATACATTTACGAATATCTTTTTGAGAATATTCTATTATTTTTGAAACAACATCGGGAACTATTTGAAGATTTTCACTTTTACAAATTTTTCCAATAATAGTTTTAAAAGATGTATCACCTGGTAATTCAAATTTTATTTCAGGACAATGCTTCTTCTGTATTAATTTATTTATAAATTTAGAATGAGTTAAATTTGATATTAATATAATAGGAAATTTCTTGTTAACTTCATTCAATAAAAATAAGTTTATAATATTTTTCTTTTCATTTGTTAAATTTATACGGTTTGTATCATCAATTATAACTCCAATCTTCTTTTTAGGATTATTAATAATTGTTTCATAGATATCATCCTTCTTTTCATCACTTGAAGCATAATAAATATAATCATAACCTGCTTCTTTTAATAATAATTTTGATAAGATTGTTTTACCAACACCAATACTTCCTATTAGAATATATGATGGAAATGAATTTGGAAAATCATGCAACCATTTTTTAATTTTATTTACAGCAACTGAATTACCTATAAATTCATTACTATTTTTTGGTTCATATTTTTTAACCCAATTTGATGATTCGAATGACATTAGTTATAATATATGTGTTTATTTATATTAAAAATTGATTTTATAAGTTTATATATTCAATTTTAATAAATTATAAATATTACAAAATGGTTATGATAACATGTTTTTATGATGATGGAGAGTGTTCTAAAATAGATATAACAGACATAAAAAATCTTAAAGATTTAAAAAATAAAATTTATACACATAAATTTAAATCAAATATATCTAATTTAGGTGATATTGTATTAATAACATTTGCTGAAATTATAAAAGATGGAGATGAATTAACCTTTACGGAAAATCAAGTAGTTTTAGTAAAAATTACTATAGATATTGAATTTAATAAATTTATAAAAGATGCTCGATTTATAAAATTAGTTGGAGATGATAAAAAGAGAAAAATACTGTACAAGATATTAGAAAATCCTGATCTATTAGAGTCACTCGAAACATATAAATATCAAAAAGAATTGGATCAAATTAAATCAATGAATTTTGTTGTTGCAGATGATAAGATTAAAAAATTATTGGATTCATACTCTGGTAATATTGAAAATGTAATAAATACAATAATATAGTTTTTAACTTTACTTTATATAAAAATATTTAGTTCAATATTAATTCTTGTAAAAAATTATATTTTAATATAATATATAATATGGATAAAGCAACCCGTAATTTTGATAGCGCACCCTCAGGTAATGTTCAAAAAGAAGTTGAACGCTTAATCAGCGAGGGAAAGACAACCCTCACATTATCAGACTACGAACGTCTCAGACGCAAGTACCCCGATGACAACACATTATACGACAAAGTCATGGAAGCACTCACAGAACGCGCCAAAGATGTACGCAGAACAGCCCGTAAGTTCTACAACTTAATCATGAAGAATGTATTAGCAGGTAATGCTAATGGACAAACATTATACTCCATCTTACACACAGCCAAACGCTATGCCAAGGAAAATGGATTAACTGATTCTGAATTCGAAGAATTCAGAAGATTAGTTGAAATGAAACTTGAATCAGGTACTGATCAACAAGAAAAGGAAGACAAGGGATTATTCCCCCAAACAAACGTCACATCATTCTCTAAATTATTAGGAACAGTTGCAGTTGAATCAAATGCAGGAATCCAATTAAAAGATGCTGAATATGGAATCTTACAAGAAGTATTAAAAGTATACTCAATGACCCGCACTCTCCACGCATCAGTTATCATCCAATCAATGCTCCACACCGATTGCTCAACTGTCTCATTAAACGGACGTTATGATGTAAACAAGCACAACCCAGGTGTTTATGTCAATCCTTTACTCTTTGCTCTCTTCGTTCCTAAATTCAACTCAGTTGATGAACGTATGTTATTAGCCAACTTAGGAGCAGTTGTCAAATCCAAATACCAAAAGGAATCAATCGCCACATTACCTGACTACAAACTCTTCTATGCATTAGTAACTGACAGAAACGACGTTGTTTGCGACAGCGAATCACCCATCAAGGATTTACGCAACCGTGTCATGCTCCAACAACACTTATGGAACTCAGTTATCGCTCTCCGTGCTGGTAAATACTTCGACACAACAGCTGCTGAATTCGTTAACTCAATCGATGCCTGCAAATTCTCAGTCTACACACCTGAATTAGTAAACATGGGAGATGAAACAATTGTACTCAGAAGATTATTCGCAGCCTTCTCATTCAACCCAATCACAGTTATCTCAGCCCCTGTCTACAACAACATGAACTACACACAATTCAACAACATTGGATTTACCCAAGAAGTATACAATGTTGCCTACTTACAAATCAACGTTCCCCCATTCGGAACAGGAGCACCAATCAGTGTAAACGACACACTCAACCAATCTGTATACGAATTCGTCAACAATACATTCGTCCAACGTACACGCAGAGTATACAAGGCTGATGAAATCTTAGCAGTTTCATTATCCCGTAAATTCAAATCACCTGAAATCCGCACTGCATCTGCCCCCATGTTTGTTCAACTCCCATTAACTGCAAACGGATATGACACAATCAACCAAACTGAAGTTGATTGCCCAAACACAATAAACATCGGAGATGATAATGATGTATTCGCAATCAAATCAGCTGTTTTCGCAGAATTATTCACACCAACAATCCCCAAAGCTGATGAAACATACGTCAGCAAACGTGAAATGATGATCGGAACATCCGCAATGGTTATATGCAATGGTCAACACTATGCATACAGACCAGTCAGCATCTACACTGGTCTTGTTCAAGGAGGTGTAGTTGGTGATGCACAAAACACTCGCAATTCATCCCCTGTATCTAACTTAACACCAGGTGGAAGTGATAATGTAGACCCCTCAGCAATCCTCCGTAAACGTGGATTAGTTGTCTTCTACCAAAAGGCTTAAATTTATTTCTAAATAATTATTAAATAATTATTTATAAAAAAAAATGTTTTATCTTGGAAATGTACTAGGAAGAGATTCTTTACGGATTTTAACGACATTCATTGGTAATTCAGGTGGTCTTAATGGTGTATTTGAATCTATTAAATAATTTTGGTATGCTTCAATTTCATTTATTAACCAAGGAGTTACAAAATTTACTGTTCTATCATTCAAGTCTTTAACCTGACCTTTAAGATCGTATGGTAAGTGTTTGGCATAATCATGAAATATACCATTCATTAAAGTTATAATGTCATCGTCCTTCTGTCTTGAAATAATATATTTTCTTGTTTTATTTGCGACACTTCTTATAATTGCATTCTGAATGATCTCAATATTTTCTCTTGAAAAATATGCTTCTCTTACTAATTCTGCGTCATTTGTATCATTACAATCATCTTCACGACATTGTTTAATATCATTATATCTTTCAAAATATTTTTTTGGATGTACATTAGTATATAAGAATGGTGCCTTTTCTAATTTATGAACCATATCTAAATTATTCTTCTTTTCATCATAATCTTTATACAAATCATAATAATTAAAATTCTTCTTACTTATTAATCTATTTTGTTTCTCAATTTTTGCATTTTGTTTACCTAAATCAACGATTGAAGATTCTTTAGGTGCTGACTGTAATACTAAAGTTTGTTTACTCATATATTATAATATAATATAATTTTATTTGTAAAATTATATTAATTTATTCAAATTTTATTTCATATTTTTCTATTAATTCTTCATCAGATAATTTATAATTTGGTTTATATGATTGTTTAATATTTTCATTTATAAATACTGTAGAAACATATTCAACAGTTAAGATACTTGCAATTATTCTTTTAGGATCTGTTCTATCAATTGTAATAATTTTTGCTTTTGATGGTAATACTACTGCTGGCACTCCTACTGCTGCTGGTGCTGCTACTGGTGCTGCTACTGGTGCTGGTGCTGGTACAGGTGCTGCTGGTGCTGCTGGTGCTGCTGGTGCTGCTGG